ACCATATTTTAGAGGTTGACCATGTCAGGTTTCAAAGACACGACCCGGACCGTCCGCGGCCACCACAATTGGGGTGGTGGGTCTGTTGGTAGCAGTACGGGTGGAACGATCAACCGCTTGGCGCGCGGGGGGTCGATCGACAAGATCGATTCTGACCCGGGACACCCGGAGATTTACCCTAAAGAGGGTAATCGCACGAAGGGCACCTCTGCGACCCTGCGTAAGGAGTCTCCCACGCAAGAGCTTGAGGAGCACGGCGGTAAGACCCCCCTCATCTCGAAGTTCAAGAAAGGGGGTGCTACCAAGCACTTCCATGTGCATAAGCACTTCCATGCGAAGGGCGGGCGTACGCGCACGGTGAGTCGGTCGTATAGCACTGCAGAAAAGCAGGCAGAGACCTACGCAGACGGGGGGCACGTCCATGACGATACGCATATTCCTGCGGGCTACCCCGACTACAAAAAGGGGGGCAAGACCCGAGCCCCGGTCAAGAAGAACGCTGGAGGGGCGATGTATGCGCCGGGCGGCGCCGTGGGCGCCCCCGTCATGGGGGGCCCGACCCCAAGCCCCCTGAGCGCCTTAGCGGCCCGTCCGCGGGGGCTCCCCATGCGCCCGCAGCTCCCCATGCGCAGACCTGTCGCAGCTCCGGGGCCTCAACTGGCCATGCGCGCGCGCGGCGGCGCGATGAAGAAGTAACGGCTAGCATCGAGGCATTGCGTAAGCGTTTACGAATCGCTACGCTCGCGGTTGGCGGACCGTGTCCGCTAGTGTGCCACCGATAGGCAGGCGCGCTTTCCTCGATGAAAAGGAGAGCGCTTGACTACGTCCGGTACCGTAAGCACCACCGTGTTCAACACGGGAAAGCTCATTGACAGAGCTTTCGGCCGATGCCAATTACCTCCGCAGAAGATCACCTCTGAGTATCTCTCGATCGCTCAGGATCTTCTGTACTTGGCGCTCTCAACCCTTGCGAGCAAGGGCATTGCCCTTTGGGCAGTGCAGAAGGTCATCCTTCCCCTCTACGATGCGACGCAAGACGTATTGGCCCCATTGGGTACCGTGGACGTACTCAATGCCAACCTGCGCAGTGTCACGCAGTTGGAATTACCTGCATTGGGGTGCTTGTACACCAGCTCCGCGGGGGGTATCGCGGCGAACGCCTTTGACGGTAACCTAGCCACGACCTGTACCCAAACTGCTCCGAACGGGTTTATCCAAGTGCAGTACCCCGCAGTGGGGCAGCCTGTTGTCTTCGGTATTTTCCCCAATGCCACCGCTACGTGGAACGTAGCGATTCAAACGTCTACGGACGGGCTCAACTTTACTACGGTATATACCAACACTGCATTAGCCGTAGTCAATGGACAGTGGTTTTGGGTCGACATTGAAGGGATTCCCGAGTCAGGGGTGCTCTACGTGCGACTTCAAGCTTCCGGGGGGACTACGCTCAACGTCACGGAATTCGTGACGGGGGCTGCGCCGCAGGAGATCCCTATTGCGAAGATCAACCGAGACGACTACTCGAATCTACCTAACAAGTGGTTTCAGGGACGTCCGCTACAGTTTTGGTACAATAAAACTCAGCCGCAGCCCACATTAACGCTTTGGCCCTCTCCCTCGTTGCAATTCACGTTCAACCAGATCGTGCTTTACACGCAGCGCTACGTGCAGGATGTGGGTACGCTAACTCAGACGGTAGAAGTACCGCAGCGGTGGTTCCTCGCCGTGCTTACGCGCTTGGCTAAGGACCTGTTGATGATGATCCCCGAGATCGCCAAAGGCATGAGCGACTTGGACAAGACGACCCTGCTCCAAGAAGACAAGGACCGTTGGAACGAGGGTTGGGCCTCAGAAACGGATAGCTCCCCAATCATGATGCGCCCTTACATACGGCCGTACACAAGGTAACGCTATGGAGTCACCTGCTTATTTCCTCGATACGACTGGGGAGCCTACTCTGGGGGTGGGCTTGTGCGGGCGGTGCTCTGCGAAGCTACCCTTAGCGGAATTATCCTCGGACCCTAATTCTCCGGGGCTCATGGTCTGCAAGGACGACCTTGACGTGCTGGACCCGTGGCGACTACCCGCGCGTGAGACCGAAGACATTAACCTACCGTTCGTGCGCCCGGATACGGACATTGGAGTACCCGCGGCCTTAGCTGCACAAGACCGTAATTTGATTGCGAATAGTAGCGGCTAGTGCGTCGTTGGAGAACGGCAAAATGAACGTCAAGGGAGGGTCTAGTGTTCTGGTCGGTCTTATTGTGGTTCTCGGGGACAATGCGATCCATTACTTCTTTGATAGCAGTAAGGACAAGGATGCTTTACTCGCTCATACGTCGACTACGCTGGTGGAGGTTAACACCCGAGTTATTGACCTTACCGAGCAAGTTAAACGGTTATTGGAGCAGCCCTATGTCGGACGAAGCGAATTTGAGGGGAGATTGTCAGGACTCGAGGAACGAGTCTCCCATCTCGAGCGGACCCAACAGCCCGATTTTGGTATCCAAAACCATCGTAAGCGATAGAGGCGCATTGATTATTGGGTGCATGATCGCGGTAGGCTTGGCTACGTGGTCTACCGCGCGCGTGGGGTATTTGCATGACGAATTCATGCGGCAAGGTGCGGAGTATTCGCACCGCGCAGACCAGCAGGCAGCGGCGTTCTCGTATCATGCTATGGAGTTACAGACTAACTACTTGCTCCACGTAGCGCAGCAGCACAGCGAAGTAGAGATTGAGATGGCCCGCTATCGGGAGCAGTTTCAAAGTTTGGAGAGACAGTTTCGTATGACGGAACTGAAATACGACAACGTCAATATCAGTATGCGTAGGGCGGGTATATATCTCCCCAACGACTACTGGACTGGCCCGAATGGTAATTTAGACGCAGAATCTTTTCACATCAACAGCAAAGGGAAGTAAGTCATGGGAGCAGGTGGAGTCATTCAGCAGTACGCGGCGTTGTTGTTGCCGGTAGTACTGTACCCAGTAGTGTATGCGACGTTGTCGGCGGCAGATAGAGACAAAGTGGAAGTCATCAAAGTCAAACCGTTTCTTGACCGGACTGAGGATGACGTTAATTTTCTGTTGAGCAAGATTCCTCGTAGGTACAAGTAATGAACCTAAGCCCGCTAGGGATAGCCCTCATCAAGCACTTCGAGCGCTACGCAGACAAAGCGTACCGGCGCTTTCCCAAAGAGCCCTGGACGTGCGGGTGGGGCCACACGAAAGGCGTCACTGAGACGACGACGTGCACGCCAGAAATCGCTGGGCAGTGGATTCTGGAGGACGTGGCTATTGCGTCGAGTGTCGCTAATTTCACCCTAGCGGGCTTAGGGGCTACTCAGCATCAGTTCGATGCGCTAGTGATTCTTGTTTATAACATAGGAGTTGGCAACTTTAGCCGTGCGGATGAGCTGCACGCCGCCATAGCTACTAAGCAGTGGAGCACTGTTGCCGCGCACTTCCTCAGTTTCGATCACATAGACGGCGTTGAAAACGAAGGGCTAAAGCAACGTCGAGAACTTGAAAAAGCCCTGTTCTTGGACGGAGTAACTACGTGAGCCTATTATCGACCATCGCGTCGGGGGCACTGCAGGTTTTGAAGACGGTAGCGCCCACTATTGCAGACACGCTAGCGGGACCTTTCGCCCCGCTCGTGGACCCGATCATGAGATCAGTATTCGGTACCACGGATCCAAAGACCGTGGAGACCGGACTACTGAATGCGACCCCGGAACAGCTAGTGGCGTTGAAACAAGCCGATAATGCCCATGCTGAGGCGCTTGCGCAGTTGGGTATAGCGCGCGATAAGTTAGCTTTCGACGACACCGCCAGCGCCCGCGCAATGCAGGTTGCTACTAAGGACCCCACCGCGGGGCGTCTCGCGTGGCTCCTCATTGTGGGCTTCCTCGTTATCACCTTGGGGATGATCGTAGGGCTTTTCGGGTGGCCAGATCGCGCCAAGACCCTCTTGAGCGGGGAGGCGGGATTGTTCTTCGGTACCATCTTTGGGTACCTTTCTTCCGAAGCTAAACAGGCTT